TTATAAAAGAAACTCCCGGAAATCCGAGATTCATTTCAGATCCTAAATTTAAAAAATTAATAAAATCAATTAAAGATTTTCCCAAAATGTTGGAAATCCGTCCAATTGTAGTTGACGAAAACATGGTTATTTTAGGCGGAAACATGAGATTAAAAGCATGTAAAGCGGCCGGAATGTTTGAAGTTCCAATACAAATTGAAAAAGGATTGTCCGAATCGGAAAAACGAGAGTTTATAATTAAAGACAATTCCGGATTTGGCGATTGGGATTGGGATATCCTGGCGAATGAATGGGATGCAAAAGATCTTGTTGATTGGGGAATTGATATTCCGTCATTTGATATTGATCAAGACGATCAAGGCGAAAACGAAACAAAAACAGACGATTCGGATCTTTGCGAATTGTGCGGAAAATAATATTTTTTAAAAAATTCTTTTAATTTTATGTTGTAATTGAAAAAATTCTTTTATATTTGTCTTGTTGCAATGAAGCAGCGATCAAATATTTACAACATGAAAAATACAAAACAAATTATCAAAACAACGTCAAACCAGGTTTTAAAAGCGGTTTTGACTTTAATGCATGATCAAATCATTGCAAGAAAAAACGAAACGATTAAATTTGAGGAAAAGATCACAAAAAGAAAAGTTTCTGAATTTGGAAAAGAAATAATTGAATTATCATTGATTTATGATCTTTGTAAATCTGTAATTGTTTACACAAACGACAATGATGTTGTTAAAGAATTTACATCGGGGATCTCAAAAAAAGGAAATTTTGAAATTTACGGAACAATTACAAGAGACGGACAAGATTATTCATTTTCAACGGAGGCAATATTTGCCGGAGGGTACAACGTTCAACGTTTACATATTAGATACATCACAAAGACAAAATTGCCAAAAGCAAACAATCTTATAATTGCGACACAAATCAAAGCGGAATTAAAAAAATTAAATAAGATCCAAAGAATTGAAAAGGAAATTGAAAGATTAGAGTCACAAAATAAAAAATACACCGAACAAATTGCAATGTATTTAAGTTTTTCAGAAAATCAATGGGTTGAATTTTGTAATACAAAAAGGGATCACAAATTAATTACAAACCGATTCACAAAAGAAACATTCGAGCCGTTTAATTCATTTAGAACATTTCAAGAATATTCAAAATTTGTAATTGAAGCAAACAAATCGACAATCGATTTTGCAAAAAAACATTTTATTGAATGGCCACAAACATGGTTGTCAAGAAGTGAAAAATCTTTGATCAAAGAAAATAAAAAATTAGAATTAGCAATATAAACCACAAGGCGGCGTAAAAACCGCCTTTTTAAACACTTTTACAATGAATAAGACAATTATCATGATCCTAAAGTTAAAGTCCATTAAACCACAATCAAAACGCTTGAAACTAAAGATCCAAAGATTACAACAACAACTTAATTCCGAAACCGCTAAACAATAGCGGTTTTTTTTTGTCATTTATTTTTTTATATTTTTGCAGTATGGCAACAAAAACCAACATATTAAAAAAGAGTTTGATCGAAGCATTGGAAAAATCTTTGGGAGTTGTGACGACCGCTTGTAAAATTGTTGATTGCAATCGATCAACGTTTTATAAATATTATAACAATGATTCAAAGTTTAAAGCAGCCGTTGACGAATTACAAGACATGACATTGGATTTCGTTGAATCTCAATTGCATAAACAAATTAAAAACGGAAACACAACGGCGACGATCTTTTATTTAAAAACAAAAGGAAAAAAACGTGGATTTGTTGAACGCCAGGAAATCCAAATGAATGGCGAAATCGAATCAAAAATTATTGAATGGACTCCGGCAAAGGAAAAATAAAAGAATATTGTAATATTCAATTTTATCAAACATTAAATTCAAAGGCGCGGATCAAGGTGCATCAAGGCGGAACAAGATCCGGAAAAACTTATGCGATTGTTCAATACTTAATTTATAAGATGACGACAACAAATGATCCGATTACGATCTCAATTGTTCGTCAAACATTGCCGTCTCTTAAAAGGTCCGTAATGCGCGATTTTATTTCAATAGCGACAAAACTTGGAATATATTACAAAGGGATCCATAACAAGGCCGACAATACTTTTAAATACAACGGATCAACGATTCAATTCATATCAACCGACGATCCGCAAAAAATTAGAGGCGCAAAACACAATATTTGCTTTTTAAATGAAAGTAATGAATTGTTGTTTGAATCTTTTCGCCAATTAAACATGAGAACAATTGACGAAATGATCATTGACTTTAATCCGTCGGATCCAATTCATTGGTTGTATAATGAAGTAATTGAAAGAGACGATTGCGATCTTTTTATAACAACATACAAAGACAATAAATTTTTGCCGTCCGAATTGGTTAAAGAGATCGAACGAATTAAAGATCGAGATCCGGATTATTGGCGCGTATATGGTCAAGGACAAAGGGCCGTTTTTTCACAAAGACAAATTTTCAGTAATTGGAAATCAATTCCTTTTGATCAGTTTCCACAATTTGACGAAATAACTCTCGGACTTGATTTTGGTTTTACAAATGATCCGGCGGCGATTTTATCAGTTGGACGGATCAAAGATAAATTGTTTGTACATGAATTATTGTATAAAAAAGGAATGACAAATCGAGATATTTCTAATTTTTTAAAAGAAAATAAACTTGATCAAACGTTGTGTTATTGCGATTCGGCCGAGCCAAAATCAATTGAGGAATTGCGACAAATGGGAATTCTTGCAAAGGGAGCAATCAAAGGACCGGGATCAATTAGTGCCGGGATCAGTATGTTAAAAGAATTCGAAATCTTTATTTCAAACGAATCAACAAATTTAAAACGCGAACAATATTCATATTATTGGCAGCAATTAAAAGACAATACAATAATAAACAAGCCGATTGACAAGAATAATCATTTAATCGATTCGTTGCGTTATTGCGTTTATTCTAAATTTAAAAACCGAACAGATTTTTTTGTAATTTAGAAACAAAATTTATTTTTGTATTTTTACCGAAAATTTTTATCTTATACAAATGGCGTCAATCCTGGATCGTTTTACCAATTTATTAAAAAAAAATACACAACAAACCGCCGCGGATTATAATAAATCGATTTATAATTGGCTCGGGAATTCTATTGTTTGGAGTACTGAAAACGACAACTCTTATATTACCGAGGGTTATCAAAAGAATTCAACAATATATTCTTTGATTAATCTAATTACAAAGGCAGCAACAACAATTCCGTTCCAGGTTTACGAAAAGACAAACGAAAACGATTATAAAAGATATAAAGCATTAACGTCCGGGATCATGGACTCGTCAACAATACAAAAAGCGGCAATGCTGCAAAAAAGATCGTTGATTGAATTGCATGAAACGGAATTACATAAAATATTAGAGCGACCAAATCCGGCGCAAAGTTATAATTCGTTTATGACTGAATTGATCGCGTTTGGTAAATTGACCGGGAATCGTTATATCTATGGAATAGGACCGGAAACCGGATCAAATACAAAATATTCCGAATTATACGTCATGCCGTCTCAAATCATGGAAATCGTTTCCGGAGGGATCATGAAGCCGGTTGATCATTACACGATCGAATATAACGGACAACATAAAATTCCGGCGGAATCAATTTGTCACATTAAAGACTTTAATCCGCATTATGACGGGAGCGGATCTCACTTATACGGACAATCGCCATTAAGGGCCGGATTGCGATCATTAACAACAAACAATGAAGCCGTTCAAACCGGAGTTAAATATCTACAAAACCAAACGGCGAGGGGATTATTAATGTCCGACGAGGGCGATATTAATGAAGTTCAAGCGAAACAACTGAAAGAAAAATTCAAACAACAACATCAAGGATCTAACAATGCCGGAGACATTATAATAACTCCGAAAAAATTATCATGGGTTAATTTTGGATTAAACGCGTCGGACGTTTCTTTGATTGAGCAATACAATGCGAGTATTAAGGATTTATGTAATATTTACAACGTTCCCGTTCAATTATTAAATAATACCGATTCAAGTTCCTATAATAACATGAAAGAGGCGAAAAAAGCATTATATCAATCATGCGTTATTCCCGAATTGTTAAAGATTAAAGACGAATTAAATCGTTGGTTGGCGCCAAAGTTTGGCGAAAATCTTTGTATTGAATTTGATTTTTCAGTTATTCCGGAATTACAAGAGGAAACAGACAAGATCGTTGATCAGTTATTAAAGGCCTGGTGGATTACGCCAAACGAAAAAAGGGCCGCAATGAATTACGGACGTGACGACGAAAATATAAATCTTGACGATTATTATATTCCGTCAAACTTAATGCCGGTCAAAGGGATCGACGATTTAGAAATACCGATTGAATCAATTGACGTTGACGTTGATAAATTTTTCAGCAAACAAGAAACAATAATAAAAGATCAAACGTTTGACAATTATCCGCAAACCGCGTCAAACAATGCGTTAAGAATGATTAATTGGCGCGAAAAATACAAAGACGAAGTTGAGGCCGGAACGCCAACGGGTTGGAGACGCGCAACAATGTTAGCGAATAGAGATCCTTTGACGATTGAAATGTTAAATCGAATTAAATCATTTTTTTCGAGACATGAGGGAAATCAAGTTATTGCGGATCAGTACAAAGAAACACCATGGAAAGACAATGGATTTGTTTCCTGGAATCTTTGGGGAGGGACTGCAATGAAAATTTGGACCGAAAAAACATTGGACAAGATAAACAAAGAATAAATTTTGGAAATAAACCGCGACAAATGGCAAACGGAGTTTGAAAAAAACTTGGACAAAGCGGAACGAAAACAAATTTCAAAGGTCAAACGCTTTTATAAAAAAGAATATGACAAAGGGATTAAATCGTTTGTTTCGCAAGGTCAAACGTCTTTTAAATTATTGTTTGACGAAAAGGATCTTTTAAAAATTTATAGAGATCTATATCAAGAAACCGGATTGCAATTCGCAAAATGGTATTCCGGAAACTTTAAAAAGTTTATTAAAAAATCATTTGATAAAACTCAAATTGATATTTGGAAAAATTCTTTTGGATCTTTTGGATCCGCAATGGGCGCTCAACGCGTCACATTGGTAAAGGGGACCGCATTAAAAACGTTGCAAAGAGTTACGCAACAATTAATGACGGATCCGGAATTCATGACAATGGGATCGTCACAACAAGCCAGGATTTTAAGAAATCAATTTGCTTTATATTCACAACAACAAGCCGAAAGATTGGTCCGAACGGAAACAACGGCGGCCGCAAATTTTGCACAAAAAGAAGCGGCAAACACAATTTTCCCGGGCGCTCAAAAAGACAAGGTTTGGATCGCGGCATTTGATGACCGCGTTCGCGATAGTCATGCAGCGGCGGACGGACAACAAGTCAAGGAAAACGATCTCTTTATTGTAGGAGGTCAACAAATGGCATTTCCTGGGGATCCGGCCGGAGGCGCGGCCGAGGTTATAAATTGCCGTTGTTCTCATTATTACGTCCCAAGACAAGACGCCCAGGCAGCCGCCGGAATTGACGGGTTTTCTTTGGGACTTGGCGGAGGATCCGCGACCGGATTTGGAATGATCGACGCAATCGGCGCGGCCATTGGATCAACATTGGTTTCGTCAGCGCAAAGAATAATTTCAGACGCCGCAAAAACATTAAAAGAGGCAAAGAGTCAATTGAATGATTTGTTTTCGCAATACGGATTTAATGTTGACAAAATTACAATGAGTCGATCATTAACTTTAGCGCAATACAATGAAAGAATTCAAGAATTAAAAAAATTAATGTCTCAATATAATTTCGGGACCGAGGCAAATTTAAAACGGGCAATAACTATTTTAAACAAATCAACTAAAAGCGCAAACGGATCTGTTTCGAGTTTAAGATATAACGGGGATTTAACAAAAATTAATTTCGGGGATGAAGTCAATCGTTGGTCAAGTCGAAATCGAATAATTTCAACCGAGGAATTTGTCAAACGATTTGGATCAGCCGTTGACGAAGCAAACAATCATTTGTCAACAATGATTCATGAAATGGCGCATGTAATGGCGAGATCAAATGATCCAAGACATCGAGAATTTTTCAGAAAATTAAGCGAGATTCGCGTTTCTTATCGAGCAGATATTGCAAAATATCAACAAGCGAACAATTATAAAAAATATAATGAAATATATTTGGGCCGATACGCAAATCATGACATTGACGAATTTTTGGCCGAGGGTTGGACCGAATATCGTTTGAGTTCAAATCCGTCACAATATGCGCGTTTGATAGGCGAATTGATTGATCAAAACTTTAAATTTTAAAACATGAGTAGTCCAAAAGAAAAAACATTCATTTGTAATAATTGCAAACATTTGCGTTTAATTTCCGGCGGATGCGACGCGTTTCCCGGAGACATTCCGTTCGGAATGGGCGTTTTGTTTATGCATGACAAGCCGTTTCCAGGTCAAAAGAACAATATTGTCTTTGAAAGAGGCGAGGCAAAAATGGAGTAATTTTTAAAATTTGTATATTTACAAAAATTTTTATCATGAATCAAATATTATACAAAGCGGCGCCCGTTGGCGAATTAATTGACGCAGACGAAAAGGCGGGAATTATAAAAGGTTACGGAAGTTATTTTGGGAACAAAGACTCGGACAATGACGTGATCATAAAAGGAGCGTACAAAAAAACCATTGCCGAAAACGGCGATCGAGTTAAATATTTGTATCAACATGATATGAATCAACCAATTGGAAAAATGACCGAATTATACGAGGATGACAAAGGTTTGGTTTTTGTTGCAGAAATCGCAAAAACACAACTCGGAAAAGATGTTGTTGAATTAATGAAGTCCGGAGTCATAACAGAAAATTCGGTTGGTATAATGCCAATTCAAAAAACAAACAAAGACGGATTTCGCGAGATAAACGAAGTTAAACTTTATGAAATTAGCGCCGTTACATTGGCCGCAAATGATCAAGCCAAGATTTTGGATGTCAAGGGAAATATTGATGTTGAAAAACTGGCTAAAAGATATGATAATTTATCAAAATTAATAAGAAAAGGAGAAATTTCCGACGACATGGGATTCGCCATTGAAGCGGAAATATTAAAGTTAAAATCATTATTTATTGAATTCACAAAGCCGACGGATATCGTCACTTTGCCGAATGTTGAAATAAAAAACAATGATTCGGAAGTGTTAAACTATTTATTAAATTCATTAAAAAAATAAAAAAATGGACGAAAAAATGAAAGACCAATTGGATTCAATAAGCAAATCAATTGATCAAAAAATTGAAACGAGTAATGTTGAGATCGTTGAAACTTTAGTTGCAAAAACAAATGATGTTGTTGCGACGGAAGTTAAATCAATAAGCGACAATATTAATCAAAGACTTGACGCCATGGAGGTTTCAAGCAAAAAGAATTTCAGCACACCAAAGAGAGCAACGTTTAAAAACGCTTTAAAAGAAGCATTGGACAACGGCGCAATTGAGGGACTGCAAAAGGGAATTGATTCCAACGCGAGATTTGTTGTAAAAGCAAGTATGACGACGGGAGCGGATTTTACCGGAGAGGTAATTCCGGCGAATAGGGTTGACGGATATAAATTTGATCCAACAAGTCCAACGCACATAAGACAATTATTGGCACAAGGAAGCACACAAAGCGACGTTGTTCGTTACGTTAAAGAATCGGGATATTCAAACGGAGCGTCAGCAAAAGCAGAGGGAGCGGAATTGACTCAAAGTGACTTTGACATGACGGCGGTTGACGCAAACGTTAGAAAAATCGGGACTTATTTCCGAATTTCTGAAGAAATGTTGGCAGATACACCACAATTGACAAGTTACATTTCAGCAAGAGCGCCGGAAAAACTTATGCAAGTTGAGGACGATCAAATCTTGAACGGAAACGGAACATCGCCGAATTTATCCGGAATTGTTACGGACGCGGCGTCATTTAGTGCCGGAGATTTAGCAAATTCTGTTGAAAGTGCAAACGAATTTGATGTTATTGTTGCAGCGTTAAACCAATTAGCAGCGTCTAATTATGAAGCGGACACAATTTTGTTAAATCCAAGCGATTTTCACAAAATATTATTGTTAAAAGATTCGACAAACAACTATTTAAAAGACCAAGTTTATAGCGGCATTTCGCCGGTATTTATGGGCGTTAAAGTTGTTCTTAATACTGCAATCTCGGCCGGAGATTTCTTAATTGGAAACTTTGGCGTTGGGACTCAATTGTGGGTAAGAGACGGAATCAACGTCGAGTTCTTTAAAGAGGACGGAATCAACGTTAGAGAGGGATTTGTAACAATCCGCGTATCTGAAAGAGTTGCATTAACCAACTATTTACCGAACGCATTCGTTGCCGGAGATTTCACAACTGCAAAAGCAGCATTGGAGACTCCATAAATTCGGGATCATAACCATGAAACGGGGATCGCATTAATTTGCGGTCCCTTTTTTTTTGATTAAATATAAATTTATTATCTTTGTCGTGAACGTGTTGATCGGGCAAGTAGTTGAATTGTTCCGGTCTTAATTTTCTCAACTAAAGTCACGTTCACTTTAGAAATCCTGGTTAGCCATTCATTTGGTTTTAATCGGGATTTCTCTTTTTATATTCCCTTTTAGTTATAACTTTTCACTATTTATTTTTTTGTATATTTGCAGAGTTCCGCCGCGTGGCTTGTCTTGTCAAAGAGGGCATTTCCGGCACGAAAATCCTCTTGTTTTCCGGCGGAGTAAAGTTTTGGAGTCAAAATCGTTTTTGGTTGCACAATGTAAATTGTACGACCGACATTGTTTTGGGAGCGCCTTAAAATGTTCTTAAAACTTTGTCAAGCCGATTTTGACTCCATTACGATTTTATATCCGGATCGGTTTTTTTTTCTACAAAACAACACGTTGATTTCCAGGAGGTTAAATAAAAATTGAAAAAATACTTTAAAAAAAACTGAAAAAATTCTTTTAAAAGTCAATAATGTTATTATCTTTGTCAAAAACAAATATTAATAATTAAAATTTTTATCATGCAAACATTAAACGAAACAACTCAAAAAGAAATCAGAACATTCAAAAAGAACGTATTATCAAATCTTGAAAGATCAATGATCGGAGACTTGAAAACAATCATTGACGTTGTAAGATACAACGACACAAATCATTCATTGATCAACGCGTCAAATGTATCAACAAATTTCAACAGATTAGAAAATTTCATTTGCGGAATTTATGACGGGTTTTTATACAACAAAGGAATCAACAAGGAAATTAAAACAATCGAAGATTTTTTCAGATCAAACGAAACGGATGAAAAAGTTATGTTGTATAGAGTATTTTCAAGCGTTGAAAACCTTGTCAAAACAATAAACAATCGTTTGGATGAAATGCCAGGTTTTGAGATTTCAGAAAACGACGCACACTTACAAAACTTTTAAAAAAAAACATTAATCAAAGGGATCAAATTTTTGGTCCCTTTTAAATAAAATCAAAATGGTTACAAGAAACAATTTAACAATTATACATGAAAAATTAAAAGGATCAAAAACAATCCATGTTCATGTTTACACAAAAGAACAGATCGAAAATCACAACGCAAAAAATAAATTCAATCGTTTGTTTGAAAACTTATTGTCGGCGTTTAATATAAAGGGCGTTTAAAGCGTTTTAAGAGGTTTAATTTAAAAAGATATACAAATGGATTACTTAAATTATTTAGATCCGGCAAACGAGCCGGAGTTTGAATGCAGCGTTTGCGGACGTCCAATGAGCGAGGACAAGGGAGTTTGCTCGAATGTTTGTTTTGAAGCCGATATGTTATGAGTCAAAAATATTTAAAACATTTAATCGCCGGATCAATGATCTTTTTTGGATTAAGGCAATTTATTTTTTTTCATGATTGGCCTTGTACGATTTATTTATTATTTATTGCGTTTTGCGTTTTAAGAGTTAAAGATTAGTTTTATTTATGTTGTTTGATCAAGCGTCCGTTTTTATGGGCGCTTTTTTTTTGTTGTACCTTTGATTTATGACCACAAACATAATTGGTTGTATTGCCGAGTATAAATTTGCAGTTTTTGCAATGGAGCGCGGACTCCAAGTTTCATTCCCTTTATTAAATACGTCGCCTTATGATTGTATCGTCGAATCGAAAACCGGACTTTATAAAATACAAATTAAATCAGTCAAGAAAACCAGGAAAAACAATCGCGTTTTTTTAAGACATGCAGACGGCAAATCTTATAAAAACAAAGACGTTGATTTTTTTGCGGTTTATTTTGAAAGAATGAATGGTTTCTTTATTTTCAGATATGCAGACGTCAAACAATCCGTCAAATTAGATTCAAAGAAATATTTAAAAAATTTTAATAACTTTGCATTACTTTAAATGTTTTCATATTTGTTTTGATTAAAAAGGCGTCAAATTTATGTTTGGCGCTTTTTTTTTATCTTTACAAAAAATATTTATCATGAAACTAAAATGTAAAACCACAATTTTAAGAGACGGAAAACGATTTGAAGCCGGAGACAAAATTGATTTACCGGTTGCAATTGCTGCAAGTTGGATCAAAAAAGGTTTGGCGGAAAAAATATCCAAAAAACAAAATAAAGATCAGATCGAAACCAAGGAATTAAAGGTCGAACATGTTGAAATAAAAAGCGATGACGGAAATTAAAATCTTACAAACCGGGAGCGTTGTCGTCGAGTTATCAGAAATCAAAAAATATTTAAGAATCGATTTTCAATATGACAATGATTTACTCGAGGCGATTTTATGGCAATCAACAATTTTTTGTGAAAATTATATTTCAAAAGATATTGTTGAAAAAACAAGACTTTTATTTTTAAGCGAAACCGAAAAAAATATTCTTTTACCATTTGGACCGGTTAAACAAATTGTTTCAGTAGTTGACGAAAACGATGACAACATTCCTTTTCAAGTTTTAGGAATAAACAATGAAAATATTGAATTTGATTCGCCAAAAAAAAATGTTTTTGTTAAATACGAAACGGAGGGGATCCGAAATTCATTAACAAAACAATCAATTTTGCAATTTGCCGCGACATTGTACGAAAACCGAGCGGATTTTGATCAAGATTCAAAAAGCGTCCAGGAAATACCAACAAAAGTCAAAACGCTTTTGACATCACTTAAAACAATGTTTATTTAATGCAGCCGGGAAACTTAAATAAAAAAGTTTATTTTTTTAACTTTATAAAACAAAGCGATAATTTCGGGGGTTTTAAAAATACAAGAAATTTTTATCTTGAATTGTGGGCCAACGTCAACCATAAAGGCGGCGAAATTGTTGATACATTCGGCAAACGCGAAATTGATCGACAAGTTGAAATCATTTTGCGAAATGATCCCGGCGATTCTTATAATATAAATATCGGGGACGTTGTTAATTTGAGCGCGTCAGATTCAAAATTTGATTACAGAATCAACGAGGTTTTTTTAATAAATAACGATAATTATTTAATAATAAAAGGAACGCAAGGATCAAAGCAATGAACATGAAAATAAATCAATCGGATCTTGGCGCCTTAAAAAATAAAATGGACAAATTAAGGGCATTCAGCGGACAAAAGTTGGCGAATGAAATTGGTCGAACGGGTTTGGAAATTGTCGGAATGGCAAAATCACAAGTTCCCGTTGATACCGGTAAATTAAAGCAATCAATAAAAGCAGAAAAAAAAGGAAAAAAAGTTGAAATCGTTGCGGCGCAAGATTACGCGCCTTATATTGAATTCGGGACCGGGGGAAATGTAGATTTTGACGATATGATCCAACTTGGAATTCCGGCAAGTTATGCATCACAATTTAAAGGTCAAAGGCCTGGAAATTTGAAGCCAAGGCCGTTTTTCTTTGGATCCGTTAGAGTTGGGTTTAATAACATGTTAAATCGATTAAAAAACAATTTAAACAATACTATAAAATGAGGTCATCAATGCGATTTATACGTCAACAAATTATTTCAGCGCTTACAAATCAAGTTGTTGTCAATAGTCAAACAATTGACGTTTATAATCGAATTCCGTCAGACGCAAATTATCCGTTGATTCGGGTTTATTCGGTTTCATTAAACGAATCGGACCAAAATCAATCGTCATTTATTACGCAAGGAATTACAAGAATTGAAGCGATTGCGAGATACGAGTCCGACGACGGAGGGGATCTCGATGTTAATTTAATGGTTGATCAAATTTTAACTATTGTCAGATCAAGGCCGCAAATGTTTACGCAAGGAAATGATTTTAATATTTTTACAAGCGTAAACAATGGAGTCAAGTATTTAATTGACGATTTAAAAGATCGCACATATTACCGGGCAATTATAGAGATACAAAATAAAGTCGAACAATTAAATTAATTAGAAAAAAATATAAAATGACAGATATAAAAGTTTACGCGTTAAACGCGTTTTCGCTTGTTGTTTCTTTTACGCACATTGAAAATTCATTAAAAATAATTTTATTAATTGCGTCAATAGTTTACACAATTCAAAGAATAAGACAAGAAAATAAAAACAAAAATAATTGAGGGAAATCAATAAAATAATAATTCATTGTTCGGCCACAAGAGAGGGACAAGAAATGAGCGTTCAAACGATCAAATCTTGGCATTTGAAAAGAGGTTTTTCGGACATTGGTTATCATTATTTAATCCATTTAAACGGATTGATTTCTTATGGCCGAAACATAAAAAGAAGCGGCGCACACACAAAAGGACAAAACAGAAACTCAATTGGAGTTTGTTATGTTGGCGGAGTAGAGTCAAAGAGAGGCGCAAATGGAAAATTTATTGCTAAAGATACAAGAACGCCGGATCAAAAATTGGCGCTTTTAGATCTATTAAAAACGCTTAAAAGATTAAATCCAAACGCGACAATTCATGGCCACAATGAATTCGCCGCAAAGTCATGTCCATGTTTTGACGTTAAAAATGAATATTGTAATATTTAAAAAATGCCTGGAGACTACAAAAAAAAGAATGGAACAACGAGAGTCGGAGACGCGATCCGTTGGTTGGTAAACCAAGGAAAAAACGTTGCGCCGGAAATTCTTGACATTGCCGGATCAATAACCGGGATCGAGGGATTAAATATTTTAAGCGACAAAATAAAGTCAGACGGAAAATTGTCAGATAAGGACAAAGAAATGTTGTTGGCGGAGTTGCAATTTGATATGATCGAAATGCAAGAGTTGACAAAGCGTTGGATCTCGGACAATTCCGCGTCATGGTGGACAAGAAACATTCGGCCCATGACATTGGCATTTTTGACCGCAAATTTATTTATTTATATTATACTCGATTCGTCGCTAACAGATTTTTCGATCAATGAAAAATGGATTGATCTTTTATCAAGTGTTTTATTATTGGTTTATGGCGGTTATTTTGGCGCCAGGTCCGCGGAAAAAATCGTTAAGTCTTTAAAGAAATAATTCTATTTTTTAAATATTTACAATCTTTTTTTTAAATTTTGTATTTTTGCGATAAATCTTTTAAAATATGTCAATTAGAAACGACGCCTTTTTTTATTTTAAGCCGAGCGCATACAAACAAGCAAAAATTTACACACAAGTCCCAATTACGGGACAAGCGGATTTCGACGTTGATCGCGAAACTTATAAAAACAGACTTGCAAAAGGCCAGGTTTTACAAAACATGGATCAAAGTGTTCCGACATTATCCTATATTAAAAAGGAGCGTAATTTGTACGGAAAACCGCAATCATGTCCCGTTTTAAATATTGAGGAACAAAAATATAATTATCAATTCAATTCTCATGATCAAAACACGAGTACTTATAGTTACCTTGATACAAACGTTAGTTTTAATAATAAAAGATTTATTGACGGATCACAAATTGCAACCTTTGTCGAGAATACAAGCGTTGTTTCACATGTAAGGTCGGATTTTGAATTTATACCCGAAGTATTTTCAAATTATTTCACTTATTCGGGTTATGTAAAATTTAGAAAGGCGTCTAAATATTTTTATGTTGCGATTGAATTACAAAACGTTACGGCAAATGTTCTATTTAATATTGATAAATCCGAAGTCGAATCCGTTAAACATTCGTCCGGAGTAAAAGCGTCCGCACAAATTTACACAATAGACGAGGAAAAAACGCAAGATTTAAAGGCGGACGGAGTTACTCCAAATCCATGGATGAGGTTTGAATTAACGCTCCAATTTCCGAATAATCAAGTCTCTTTTAATCCGATTCCGGTCCGAGTTCAAATGAAACCGAAATTTTCAAATATAAATCAATTGGAAGATTCAGACACCGGCGCACTTTGTTATTACAATGGATTTCAATGGGAAAACGATATGTTTGCGTCAAGTTTAATCAAATCGGGAAATACGGCCGGTTTTAGAGGTCGAGATAATATTTACAAAGAATTTTCCGGCGTAGAATTAAGGCCACAAACAACAATTTTTGCAGATTTTAAGCCGTCAAGATTAATCAAAGGGAAACAAGGATCATATTTTAGCATAGCAAATTCAAACGGACAAGAACGATTTGATATTTGGGTTTCCTGGAAAGATCGCGTCTATTTCCGAAATATAAGAAACGGAAATCAATATTTTCAAATTTATGGGGATTTTAACCCGGATGAAAGATTGCGTTGCGTTTTTACTATGGAATTTGGGCGTTGTGTTTTATACATTAACGGCGTCAAGATTTACGAAAAGGACGAATGTCAAGTTCCAATCGGAACAAGACATGTTTCATTTCAAAATCACACTTTGACAAATACGCAAAGCATATTTAAAGCCGATGTTCATGAAATTTTTGCGTTGCCGTATGTTGTGACCGAAAACCAAGCGATTAATTTAACACAATACAATCCTTAAAAAACAATAAAATATTTATTTCGTATATTTGAACAAAATTAATAAACTTTAAAAAAATTATAAAATGGCTACAACCGGAGTATTTAATGGAACAGATCTTGTTCTTGAAATTGAGGGAAATGTAATTGGACACACAACAAGTTGTTCATTATCATTATCACTTGACACACCAGAGGCAACAACAAAAGATTCGGGAGGTTTTTCGGAATTTATCGGAGGAATTAGAGGCGGAGAGATCTCTTTTGAGGGACTCGTTGC